AGAAGAATTATGAAAAAAAAATATGGTAATAGTATATTAGGTAGAGATGTAGATCATAAAGATAGAAATCCAACAAATAATAGTAAAAGTAATTTAAGATTACAATCCAAATCTTCTAACAGATCAAGAAATCAATAATGCCAAAAATTCCTACATTTACAGCTACAGCAAGACCTACAGCAGAAGCGGCTAGTGTTGTTTCTAATATAAAAGTAAATGTAAATCAAAGTGTAGCAGCAGCATTAGCTCCATTAGGTAAAGCTGCAGAAGATTATTATGTTAAAGAAAAAGAAATTGAAACTAAAGTAAAAGCTGGAGAGTTAAGTGCTGACGCAACTGTAGAAATTTTTAATGCAGCTGAAGAAGCTGAATTAAAATCTACACCAGAAGATGGAATAACTTATTTTAATCAAAAGTTTAATGATATAAAAAATAAATATAAATCTTTAGCTCCCAATAGAAATGTAGGAAATCTTTTTAGTATAAATTTTTCTCAAAATAAAAGCACTTATGTTAATAATATATTAAATAAAACAAGAACTAATTTAGTTACTACTAGAGTAAGTCAAGTAGAACAAAAGGTTAAATCAAGTATAGCAACTGCTATTTCTGGAAACAAATTTGTTTTTAAAACTTTAGCTACATCTGTTGAACAAGATTATCAAGGATTGGTTAATGATGGAATTATTAGTCAAGAAACTTTTAATATATATAAATCTAAATTACCAGCTCTTATTGAAACAGAGATGGTTAAAAAAACCGCAGTTACAAATGCCTATGGAGCATTATCTTTACTAGATGATAATAAAAATTATCCAAATATTACAGGAGATGCAAGAGAAGATTTAAGAAAAGAATTAAGACAAATAGCAACTTTTCAAGGTAAGGCTGTAGAATTTCAAACTAATAAACAATTATTAGAATCTAAAAAAAAAGTTAAAGCTGCTTTACAAGGTAGTGAAGCAGATAAATTTTTTGGAATAAATCCAGATAGCATTAATGAATACTACACAGGTAATAAAGATTATGATAATCAAATTAACAGTTTAAATAATAAAGTTATTAATAATGAAATAAGTTTAGATAATAATTATTTAGTTAATAATAAAATTATTGATAAAATTTTAAATAATGAAATTAAAAATTCATTTCAAAAATTTAAATTATCAGGCGAAAAAGATGAAAAAAGTATTACTGAAAGAATTGGAAATGGAACTGTTAATTTAAATGATGATAATTTTTTTGATAACATTTTTGAATCACAACAAAATCCAGAATTAAATAAAACTAATAAACAATTTTTTAATTTTATAGATAAGGTAGTTCCTTTAATTGAAGGGTCAACAAGTTCTAAATATTTTGATAAAAATTACAATAATAGATTAAGTTCTTTTAGACAAGATATGTACAGTAAATTTGCTAAAGGATTAAAAGAAAATATACCAGTAACAAAATTATTAGATTCATTATCAGAAGATTATATTGGTAAAGATATTTTAGATTATGCTCCAACTAAATCACAAGTAAGAGATGCTCTTTTAAATTTTGCAAAAGAACAACAACCTACATTAATTAATGATAAATTTAAAAGACTTGAAGGAGAAACAGCAAGTGAGTATGTAGAAAGAATACAAAATTTAAAAAATAAATAGCATGAACTTAAATGAACAGCAAAAATTATTACAAGAAGGTGGATTTAGTCAAGCAGAAATAACAGGATGGAAACAAGATAAAATTAAACTACTTCAGCAAGGTGGTTTTACTACTCAAGAAATTTCTGATGAATTTAAGTTTGAACCAGATACTAAAGTTATTAAAGATTATGTTAATAAAATAACTAAAGATTATTTAGCACAAGATATAGTTATTCCAGAAGATGAAATGCTATACCAATCAAATTTAAATAGAGGTAAGCCAGTTAAACAAGCTGTAAAAGATATTAAAGAAACTGTAGTAGGAAAAGAATTTGATGGAGATTATGTAGCTGAACAAATATTAGGAAATAATCTTTGGAATTTAAGTAAAAGAGTAGCAAAAAATCAAGGTACTCCAGAAGCATTAAAAATGCCAAGACCTGAAGATTATACTTGGACAGAGGAGTTTCTTACAACACTAGGTACACTAGCTGTTGATTCTCCTATTTATGGTCTAAGTGCTATTGCTGGTTCTCCAGCAGGAACGCTGGGTGCTGGTTTTACAGGAGCAATGATACCTACTACAACTAGAGCAACTTTATTAAAAGTTCTTGAAAATCAAGATGAGGGAAAACCATCTGATGTTATGAAAATATTATTAGAAGAAACTTTATTAGAAGGAGTAAAAGAGGGTGCAAAATTTTCTGCATCATTAGCTTTACCAATGCTAAAAATACCTGGAGGTAAAACTTTAGCTTCTAATTATATATCAAGAACTGCAGCTCAAATATTTGGTTATCAAGGAACAGGTTTAATATTAGGTGAAGAGATACCAGACAAGGGAGAGTTTGCTTCTACTTCCCTGTTATTTTCTATATTTAATATTAGATTGCCAAAAGCAAAAGCAGAAAAAAAATCAAAACAAATTTTTGTTGATTATGGAAAAAAACCTACAGATGTAGCTTTAGATTTAGCAAAAAATAGAACAGTAAGAGAAGATATATTATCAGATAATGTAACAGTTAGAGCTTATGAAATAAAAGATTCTAAAAAAATAGAAATACCAAAAGAAGAAATAGAAGTTACAACAAAACCAAGATTTGATGATCCTATTGCAAATAAAGCAGCAGAAAATATTTCTTTTGAAGGAAAACAAATACCAATTACAAAAGAACAAATTGTACAATCTGTAAAAGAAGCAGCCAAAACTACAAAAAGAAAATTTATTATTAAAGCTATAGATAAAAAATATCCTGTATTAGAAGCTCTTAAAGAAGCCAATGTTAAAACTAAAACAGGAATTGAAAAGTTAAATAACTACGAACTATTAAGATTACAAGAAGGTATGCAAGGAAGATCAGCACACTTTATTGAATTTGGAACTCTTGATTTTAATACTCTTGCTGAAAATGGACCATCTCTTATATCTATTGCTAAGCCATTTGTAAAAGACAGTAAAACTGAAACAACTTTATTTAGTACATACCTAATAAACAGACACGCAGTAACTCTTGCTAAAAGAGGTAAAGATACACCTGTTGATATTTCTAATGCAGAAATACTTTTAAAAAAATATACAAATAGAAAAGTTAAAGACCAAGACACAGGAAAAATGGTTAGCTACGAACAAGCTGCTAAAAAAGTAGATGTATATCAAGAAGCTGTTTTAAAATATGCTTATGATGGTGGACTTATAACAAAAGAATCTTTTAACGCATTTAAAGAAATTAATAAAAACTATATGCCAATGGCTGTAGAACTACCTAGACCAGGAGAATCTGGGTTTATTAAAGGAGCAAGTAATCCATTTAAAAGATTAAAAGGTCAAAAAAAATATAAAATTATAGATCCATTAGAAAGTATTCTTAAAAATACAGATTACATTGTTAGAATGACAGAGCTTAATAAAACTAAAAATGATTTTATGAATATAATTTTAGAAGCTCAAAAAAAAGACCCATTAGCTTTTGATTGGATTAAAAAGAAAAAAGGAGAATTAAAACCAATTACAATTCAAAGAAAAGAATTAGAAAAATTTTTTGATAAAGAAACTCTTGATAGACTTTCAGATAAAGGAGTGCAAGAACTTGCCATATTTAGACAAGAAGCTGTTTATCCAGATGCTAATTCTATTTCTTTTAGAAATATAAAAAATGGTAAATATGAAGTGTATGAAGTTGGTGAAGATTTAGTTACAGCTTTTAGAGTTATGGATAATCCTAGTATGGATTTTGTAGCAAAATGGCTAACAGCACCTACTAGACTTTTAAGAACAGGTGCAATTATAACTCCAGATTTTGCTTTGCCAAACTTTTTTAAAGACACAATGAACGCAACTTTTTTATCTAAAGTAGGATGGATTCCTATAGTAGATTCAATTAAAGGAATATTTCATGTTGTCTACAAAGATCCTTTAAAAGCAACAGAAGCATACAAAAGATATGTAAAAGGTGGTGGAGCATTTTCTACATTAAGATCGGTAGATAGAACTGTGTTTGATAAAGATGCTCATACTTTATTAAATAAAGGTGTTATGAGAAATGAATATGAAATTGGATTTAAAAATCCATTAGGACCTTTTAAATATCTTACAGATGTTTCAGAATTATCAACTAGAGTTATGATGAATGAAAAAGTTTATCAAATAGCAAAGAAAAAAGGTTTATCAGAAAGAGATGCTTTACAAAGAGCAGGTTTTGAAAGTAAAGATTTACTTGACTATACAAGACAAGGAACAGTAGCTGGAAGAATTAATAAAGGAGTTCCATTTTTTACAGCAAGAATAAATGGTGCGGTAAAGGCTTATGAAGCAGGTAGAGATAGACCTAAAAAATTTTTTGCTATGATTGGACTTGCTGTAGTTTTACCAACTGTAGGTAATTATATTTCTAATTTAGATGAAAATGGAAAACTTGATAAAGACTATCAAGAACTTCCAGACTATATTAAGAACAATAAATATTATTTTAAAGTAAATGGTAAAGGAAGGTTTTTTCCAAAAGGATTTGAAGTAGGTACTTTTTTTTCTAACCTTACTGAAAAAGTTTTAGATTATTTAAGAACAAATGAAAAACAAGAATTTATGAGTTATGTAAAAGATTTTGCTAAAGAACACGCAAAAGGATATTCTCCAATTCCAACTTTTTTAAAACCTCATATGGAAAATTTATTTGACTATAGTATGTTCAGAGAAGCTCCAATATTACCACCATCAGCTCCAAAAGATATGCTTAATTCAGAATACTCAACAGAGTATACAAATCCAACTATAAAAGCATTAGCAGAAAATTTAACAATTATTGTTGGAGCAGATAACTATTTTGCAAATCCAATATATTTAGAAAATATATATGATTCTTATACTGGTGGGGTGGGTAGAATGGCTAAAGATGCCATTAATACTATAGCAATTAAAGGTGGTATTATAGATGATCCTATTAGACCTTCTGATCCACTAACAAAAATACCCGGTATTAGAGTATTTCAAGCTAAAGATGTTTATGGTTATTCTAAATCAATACAAGAATATTATAATAAAACAAAAGATTATAAAACTATAATGAATACAGTAGATTATTTACTTAAAATTGGAGATACAAAAAGATATTTAGAGTTAGCAACAGAAGTTGATTTTGACATAAAAGCAGTTATAGAGATAGAAGATAAAATGAAAAGTGTATCAAAAGATATAAAAACTATATATAATGTTAAAATGAAAGATGATGGTACATTGTTTACTCCAGAAGAAAAAAGAGATTTAATAGATGATCTTTATAAGGTAAGAATTGGTTTAGCTCAAAAGGCTTTAAAAATTATTAAAGATTTTGAAAAAGAAAAAAAATAGTATATAGGTAAGATAATATGACAGTATCAAGCACAACAGTAAAAAGCACAGCATCAGGTGATGGTAGTACAACAAATTTTACTTATTCATTTAAGATTTTTGCGGAAACAGATTTAAAAGTAATTATTAGATCGTCAACAGGAACTGAAACTATCAAAATATTAGCTACTCATTATACAGTATCTGGTGTTGGAGATGCTAGTGGAGGTTCAATTACTTTCACGTCTGGCAATGTTCCAACAAATACTCAAACAGTAGTTATTAAAAGAGAAGTTCCGCAAACTCAAGCGATAGATTATATCGCTAATGATCCATTCCCTGCGGAATCACACGAAGAGGGTTTGGATCGTGCAACTATGACTATCCAACAGATGCAAGAGGCACTAGACAGATCATTTAAAGTATCTGCAACTAACCAAATTGATACACCAGAATTTACAGATAATGCTGCTACAAGAGCATCTAAAACTTTAGGATTTGACAGTACAGGTCAAAAATTAACAACAGTTGCAGACTTTCTACCGGCAGGTGGAGATAGTGCAATGTTTCAATACTCAACAACAACAGGAGACGCAGATCCCGGAGCAGGAAAATTTAGATTAAACAACGCAACAATTTCTAGTGTAACAGCAATGTTTATTGATGATTTAGAATTTAATGGCACAGATGTTTCAGCATGGATTCAATCATGGGATGATGTTGTAGGTAACGATACTAACAGAGGAAGAATAAGAATTTCAAAAGCAAATACATTAGATACTTGGATGGTATTTAAAGTTACTGGTGCAATTACAGATGCTAATGGTTATTCAAAAATTACTTTAGTTTATATTGATAGTGCTGGTACTTTTGCTAACAACGATAAAACATTTGTTTCTTTTGTAGCATCTGGAGAAGATGGTTCAATACCCGGATATTTTTATAAGTTTGATACATCTACAACTACTGGAGACCCCGGTGCTGGAGAAATAAGATTTAACAATGGTACATATGCTTCTGCTACAGAAATTTATATAGATGATGCTGACGCAAATGGTGTAACTGTTTCTACAGATATTTTAACTTGGGATGATTCAACATCTACTATTAGAGGTTATCTAATGATCTACGATATTAACGATAGATCAACTTATGCAAGGTTTAAAATTACAGGTGCCTCTACCGCTTCTAGTGGTTTTGTAAAATTAGCAGTAGCTCATTTAGCATCTAATAATACTTTTAGTGCAGCTGACGAACTATCTATTACTTTTGTAAGAAATGGTGATACTGGAAATACTGGTTCACAAGGTACTCAAGGTAATACAGGAAATACAGGTTCTACTGGAGCTGCTGGTACAAACTCACAACTTTCAATGACTTGGAACAGCTCAACTTCTGATGCTGATCCGGGAGCAGGTAAAGTAGCTTTTAACAATGGAACTGTAAGTTCAGTTTCTATTTTATATGTAGATGATGCAGAAGATGGTGGAGCTGATATATCTTCTTTTGTTCAAAGTTGGGATGATGTATCTAATGGAGCTGCAAGAGGAATTTTAACTATTACTAAAGAAGGTACACCAGCTACTTTTGCTTTATTTAAAGTAACAGGAGCTGTAACAGATGCAAATGGATATACTAAAGTTCCAGTAACTCATGTAGTTTCAAATGGAACATTCTCAAATACAAATGGTATTGGAGTACATTTTAGTTATTCTGGTGTTGATGGATCTGGTAATGTTTCAACAGATGGAACACAAACTTTAACAAATAAAACTTTAACTTCTCCTAAAATTGGAACAAAAATTTTAGATACTGCAGGAAATGAATTATTAAATCTTACTGCAACAAGTTCGGCAGTTAATGAACTTACATTAGCAAATGCCGCTACAGGAAACAAACCAACACTTACTGCATCTGGGGGTGATACTAATATTAGTGTAGCAATACTACCTAAAGGTAGTGGTCAAATAATAATAGATAATTTAACTTTTCCAGCAGCAGATGGATCAGCTAATCAAATTTTACAAACTAATGGTTCTGGTGCTTTATCTTTTGTAGATAACTCTGGTGGAACTTCTTGGATAGCAGCAGTTAAAACTGCAAACTTTACAGCAGCAGCTGGAGAAGGTTATTTTATAAATACAGCTGGTGGTGCTTTTGAAGTTGATTTACCCGGTTCTCCAAGTGTAGGAGATGAAATAGAGTTTGTTGATTTTTCAAGAAATTTTGCTACAGCTGCACTTACATTAGATCAAGGTTCAAATAAATTTCAAGGTTTTACATCTCCAAAAGCTATTTATAACACAAGTGGTGAAAATATTAAAATAGTTTATTCTGGGTCAACGCAAGGTTGGATTCCAGTTAGAGATGATGATGTAAGTTTTAAAGTAGCTCAATCTTATGCAGTAGATTTTTTATGTATCGCTGGTGGCGGTGGCGGTGGTGCTGATAGAGGTGGTGGAGGTGGAGCAGGAGGATATAGAAATTCTTTTGCAAGTGAAACTTCTGGTGGTGGTGGTTCATCTGAAACAGCTTTACAATTAGTTCCGGGAAATCAATACACAGTAACTGTAGGTGGTGTAGGTGCTGGTGCTGGTGTACCTAATCAAAAAGGAACGAGTGGAGTGAACAGTTCAGTAGCTGGTACAGGTATTACTACTTTAACTTCTGTTGGAGGAGGTGGTGGTGGTTCTGGATTTTCTGCACCTTTAACAACAGGTATATCTGGTGGTTCTGGTGGTGGTGGTGCTGGTAATGCTGCACCGGGTTCTGGTACATCTAATCAAGGTTTTAATGCAGAAGCTGCAAATCCAACTGGCTCAGGTGCTGGTGGTGCTGGAGAAGCTGGTGGAACTGATGGAAATGCTCATGCTGGAGATGGTTTAGCATCTGCGATCACTGGTTCTTCTGTTCTTAGAGGTGGTGGCGGTGGTGCAAATAGAGATGGTACTGATGGAGGAGATGGTGGAACTGGTGGTGGTGGAAAAGGTGGACAAACTAATCCCGGTGGAAATGCTTTATCTGGTTCGACTAATACTGGTGGTGGCGGTGGCGGTGGTGGTGGAAACTCTCCACAAAGAAATGGTGGTAATGGCGGAACAGGAGTAGTTATTTTATCTATGGCTGACGCAGATTACACAGGAACAGTATCTGGAAGTCCAACAGTAGCTACTGGAGTTAGTGGCAAAACAGTTTTAACATTTAACGCATCTGGGAGTTACACAGCATAATGGCACATTTTTGTAAATTAGGAATTGGAAACATAGTTGAACAAGTAGTTGTAGTATCAAACGATATTGCTACAAGTGAACAAGCTGGAGTAGATTTTTTAAATGATCTTTACAAAACTCCTTATGATATTTGGAAACAAACATCTTATAATACTAGAGGTAATGTTCATGCTTTAGGTGGAACACCTTTTAGAAAAAATTATGGTGCTGTGGGTTATTATTATGATCAAACAAAAGACGCATTTATGGAAAAAAAACCTTTTTCATCTTGGGTATTAAATGAAACAACTTGTCAATGGAATGCACCAGTTGCCTATCCAGATGATGATAAAGAGCATGATTGGAATGAACAAAATTTAAGTTGGGATTTGCGAGAATAAATATATACTATCTGTGTGGTGGATAGAAAAAAACAATCAAATAGTTTAAAAGACTATATATTACATTTAAATAATTGGATTCCCAAAAACATTTTAAATAAAACTATTAATGAATTATCTAAAGATAAAACTTGGGAACAACATACTTTTACAAATCAAAGAACATTAAAAAATCTTCCTTTAAATGGAAACAAAGAACTTGATGTTTCTAATGGTAATAATTTAACACACCTACAAGATTTACATGATTTAACATGGAAAGCATTAGAGAAATATATTCTTATTGATAAGTTAGGTGGTAAAGCATTTGATGGCTGGAATGGATTTAGTCAAATTAGATTTAATAGATATAACAAAAATCAAATTATGTCTAAACATTGTGATCATATTGTAAGTTTATTTACAGGAGATAGGAGAGGAATACCAGTTTTAAGTATTGTTGCTGTTTTAAATGAAGATTATAAAGGTGGTGAGTTCATAATGTTTGATGATTATGAAATAAAATTTAAAGCTGGAGATTTAATAATATTTCCATCTATATTTTTATATCCACATCTTGTTAAACCAGTTTTAAAAGGAACAAGGTATTCGTTTGTTTCTTGGTGTTATTAAATGAAAGAATCCTCAATACAAAACATATTTCCAACTCCAGTTTATATGACAAATATAGACAAAGAGTTTACAAAAAAAGAATTAGATTTTGTTTATAGTCAAAAAAAACATACTGTTAATAATGATGGTAATACAAGCACCATTGATAACTATATATTAAATAGAAAAGAACTAAAAAATATTAAAAAACTTATTAATATAGCTTGTCAGGATTATTTAGATAAAATTATATGTCCATCAAATGATTTACAACTTTATGTAACTCAATCTTGGTTAAATTTTACAGAACCTAATCAATTTCATCATAGACATGAACACCCTAATTCAGTAATTTCTGGAGTATTGTACTTAGATACTGATAAAAATAATGATACTATTAAATTTTTTAATCCAATTAAATATCAACAATTATTACCCGAAGTTAATAGTGATAAATATAACTTTTACAATTCTAGTTCTTGGTGGTTTCCTGTAGAAATTGGTCAGCTAATAATGTTTCCATCTTCAACAACTCATCAAGTAGATAATAAAAAAGGTTCTAACACTAGAATAAGTTTAGCTTTTAATACTTTTTACAAAGGTTCATTAGGAGTTAATAGAGAATTAACTGAATTAAAGTTATGAAATTTTTTGATTTAAAATCTTTTTATA